CCAAGGATTTATTACAGAGAAACGAAAAGTCAAAGTCTTCTGAAACGTATCATCAGAGATAAGAGTGGAAAGCTTCAGTATTACGGAAAAGAAAAATATAAGAAGCTTATGGAAGAAAACAGGATAAAAAATATGAATTCAAAAGGATTCTGGAGTCAGGCGGAGTTAGTTGATCCAGAACTCTATAAGGAGGAAAAGCGAATGTCAAAGGTTATTTGTATTGCCGGAGAATCCGGATCAGGGAAAACAACATCCATGAGAAATTTAGATCCAAAGTCAACATATTACATTGATGCTGACAAGAAAGGCCTTTCATGGAAAGGATGGAGAAAACAGTACAACAAGGAAAATAAGAACTATCTGGCGTGTGATGATGCAAATGTGGTTCGTCAGTACATCAAGCGCATTGCTGAAGCCTGCCCTAGTGTGAAAGTAATCGTAGTGGATACGATCAATGGCTTGATGGTAGCAGATGAAATGCGCCGGAGCAAGGAAAAAGGATACGACAAATGGGTAGATCTTGCAGCCTGCGTCTGGGATCTGGTGTGTGAAGCCTATACATACAGGGAAGACCTGACAATCATTTTCACAGCCCATACACAGACGGATCATGATGAAGCCGGCTATATGTTTACCAGAATCAAGACTTCCGGAAAGAAGTTGGATAAGATTTGCCTGGAAAGCAAATTTACCACGGTGCTTTTGAGTAAGTGTGTAGACGGAGCCTACAAATTTGAAACCCAGGCAAACAACAGCACAGCGAAATCACCGATGGGTGCATTTGATCAGATGGAGATTGACAACGATATTGTAGAAGTAATGAAAGCATTGGAGGACTATTAAGATGAAAAAACCAAACAATTACGAAGAAACACAGGTTCAGGGAGAATTTACTCCTGTAGAACTTGGAGGACACAAACTGGTAATCAAACAGGTGGAAGAACGGATGTCAAGGACCAATAAACCAATGATCGTTGTGTTTTTTGATTTTGCACCGGGAGATAAGCAGGCTGGATATTTTGCGGAAGCATTTAAAAATGATATCCGTCCGGAAAAGAAATGGCCGAACCAGGCAACTCAGTATATTTTGACAGAGGATAATGAAGGAAACTGTAGTAGATCTTTTAAAACATTCCTGACTTGTGTAGAACATTCCAATCAGGGATTCACAACACAGTGGGGAGATAACTTTGGCAAGCAGTTCAAGAATAAGCTGGTTGGAGGAGTATTTGGAATCCAGATGGATTACTACGAGGGAAGACTTCTTGCTGGCAATGGGAGAATATTGCAGAGAGCATAGTCCTGAAGAGTGCGCTTCTTGCAAAATGAGTGTAGATCATGAAGATCCGGGCGATGGTACAGTTTTTTATGGATGCGCTATGTTTGGATGTGAGTATCCAAAATATGCCAAGAAGGTGAAAAAAGAAATTTTGAAGTACATGAAAGAAAAGGGGAAAAACCAATGATTAAAGGCAAAGCAAAAATGGAGTTCGGAACAGGTGATATCAGAATGACTGGCGCTTTGAGCGGTGGCATCGGAGCATTGTGCTGTATTACACAGGAACCACATGAGATAGGTGAAAAAGTTCCAGTTGAAGATACATGGGATACAGAGCAGGCGGAAGTTGTCCTGACATTCACAAAGACGGAAAGCATAGATGCACTCATAGGAGAATTGCAAGATGTAAAAGCAATGATGAATGGAAGTTATCCATTTGAGAACGTAAGTGTCAGGCAAAAAGATTTGGATTTTGACGCCTTCATGCATATAGAGAACAATCAAATTTATCGTGATTTCATGAAGAAAGGCAGAGAATAATGAGTAACGGATGGATTCCAACAACAGAAAGACTCCCAGATCAACGGGAATTCATAGAATCATATGTGCAAAGTGCATATGCGGCGGAGTTTCTGGTCACGATCGAGGGAGCTGATAAGGCAACAACGCTGTATTATTCCCAGACTGGTGTCTGGTTCGATGAACAGAGAGAACCGTATAAGGTTGTGGCGTGGATGCCACTTCCGGAAGTGTTCAAAGGATAGAAGGTGATAATTTGCAGGAGAAACGAAGCAGAAAAGAACAGCGGCGGGACAGGCAGCAGCATTATGAAGAGTTGGAGAGCCGGCATGATGCAAAGGCGTTGGAGAGATTCAAAAGACCGGCTTACCAGAGCGTAAGCGTTGCGGAATATTTGGCGAAGAAGTATGACATTACAGCGGAGGTGGATACCGGTGGACAAGGGCATTTTGATTGAGTACGCGGATATGAAAGAAGAGATTAAGGATCTGCGCCGGAGAATTGAAAAAATCCAGAAAGAATTGGATAAACTGCATGGACAAATTGTTGTGGATTCGGTATCATGTGGTAAGAAGGGCAAGAAGCCACTTGGCACGGTGAAGATCACTGGCAGACCGGTTGGTGTGATTTCCAGAAAAGAACAGCTGCTAAAAAAGCGGAACAGAAGGCTTGAGGAGCTGGAGGAAGAACTTCTGGAAATGACAATCCAGGTGGAAGAGTACATAGAATCCATTGAGAAGAGTGAACTGCGGATTATCTTTCGGCTTTATTTTCTGGATGATTTATCATATCCAAAGGTTGCAGATCAGATGAACAAAATGTTCCCGAAGCGCCGAATCCGGTACACAGATGAGAACGTCCGTAAAAAAATTCAAAGATATTTTGAAAATGTCCCACAATGTCCGGATAAAAAGTGATAGAGTATAAACTGGAATTGATGAAATGTAACAAGGTAAGACATTTTTGATGGTTCCTCCGATCGTAAGTATTTAAAACCATGAAGAGACACCTGGTATTGCTGGGTGTCTTTTTCGTTGCGTAATGTCGAAAAAAGAGGTATTATGGGGATAGGTTTTAGATATGAGCGGAGGAAAAGACAATGAGGTTATATGGAATGTATTATACCTGCAAAAAGCATATTGAATATGTTAAGAACATGAAAGTTATCAATAGAACAACTACACGGGAAGCAACATGGTCCATAGAGTCTTGGGAGGAAAAGAGCATAGTGTTAAATGAACTTGCTAAAATGAAACCACTAAGAACACCTGCAAGAGAATTATATGAAGCAATCCCTATAGTATATCGAGATCAAGATGAATTTGATATATCAGTGACGGTGAGAGACAAATTTGTAGCTGCAAGAGGAAAACTTATTGTGG